CACCAAGAAAATTTATTTTACCACCAGACATTTTGCAAAAATATGCAAATATGGAAGTTTGGAGGGCTTAATTGTGTCCAGATCCATGGTCAAAATGATACATGCTGATAATTTTTTTCCAGAAGGAGATGCCGAAAATCTGAGATTAACAGTGGATCAAATGAATTATGTAGAAAAGGATTATGGATATGAACTTGAAAATTTTAATTTGATTTTTCCAGATATTGAATTAATTTTCAATAAGGTTCTCGGAGAAAGAATCTCCGTAGATCCGATCAGGTCAGGTGTTATTCGAAAACCATTTAATAACGCGATTCATTTTGAATCATTTGACTCACCGGATGAATGGTGTTTTTTTGTTGCCCTAGAGCCGACTACGATCAATCTTTGGTATCACATTGAAGATTCTACAATGGGGGAGTTTTCTAAACCAGATTCCAGATCAGTATTTGACGGAATCAAGTTTAACTATAGAAATTTGTTTGAATGGAAAATACATACCAATATTCTTCTTGAGCAAAATCAAGGAATCTTTATAAGACCTTGGGTATTTCATTCCCTAGAATCTGGAATGGTTCAATATTATAGGTTGATTTCCGATAATAATTATCGTATACTTGTAATGGGATATCCAGGGTCAAAAAAAGACTCTATCTCGAAAAAATTATCAGAAAGATTTCAAGATTGTCGCATAATTGATTCCATGGTAGAAAGACAAAAATATAAAACACTAGACTATACAGAAGCGGGTCACATGAGACAGTGTTACAGAATGTTGAAGCTTGCTAGACAATCCAGATCAAAGGTAACAATTTTAAATATGTCATGCCCGCTTGAAAAAATGCGACAAGTATTGAACCCAGACATCATAGTATGGGTATCGGACAAAACCGATTGTGAATGGAAAGAAGTAAATGAAATGTATCAGATTCCTAAAATGTTTGATATTGAATGTAAATCAGACACCGATGAAGATATAGATAATATTGTAAAAAGAGTTTTGACAAAAAGAATTTAACAAAAAGTTTGGAGATTATACTATGAGAAATTTGGATATTATTTTACGAACATGTGACATCACAAATGTTCACAATGACTGGAGAAAAAGGTATCATGGGATCGGAAAAAACAAATTAGTTATCGGATGTCTTCAGTCTTTAGTAAACTCTATAAAAAATACATCCGATATAGATATTTCTCTTACTGTTTTAGATGATCATTCGACACACGAAACAGTTTGCGAAATTGAAAAAATATTATCATCTATAAAAAATACACGATTTGTTCAATTAACTGAACGAGGCTACAATAATTCTGCATATCAACAGTGGCTTTTGTGCAAGAATAGCACTTCCGATCTAGTATATTCTGTAGAAGATGATTACTTACATTGTCCTTCTGCAATTCAAGAGATGGTTGATTCTTTTTACCTATTTTGTGAAAGACTTGAAAGAAAAGAAGTTGTTATCTATCCATTTGATGAACCTACAGAATATAATCCCCCAAAAGAAAAATCTTTTGTTGTGCATGGATCACATAGGCATTGGAGAACTGGATTTTACACTACCAATGTTTTAATGACTAGACCTTCTATTTTTATAGAACATTGGAATTTATTCGAAACATTAGCTCTTAAGTATAACGGAGACTATTTAAATCCTAGAGTTGAACACTTTGATGAATCTAATACAATTGAAAAGATTTGGAGGTCTGGAAGAGCGATTAGATTCAGTCCTATACCTAGCCTAGCATTACACATGCAATTCGATCCACAAAAAGACCCTTACATTAACTGGGAAAATTGGTGGAATGAATACACAAAATAACTTGTTTATAGTTACATCAACTATTGTTACAAATCATGGCATGATTTCTTCCCAAGATAGATTTCTACAAACCATAGAAACTATAGAGTCAATAAGAAAAAATGATAAAAATTCAAAAATATTTTTGATAGACAACTCTGAAATTCCCGAAGAAATTAAAAAAATTTTGTCTGATAAAGTCGATATGTTCATGAGTATTGGACAGCGAAATGCTACTAAGATTTTTAATATTAATCAGATGAAAGGTGCAGGCGAGCTTTATATGTTATTAGTTGCAATCGATTTTTTGATGTCTAATAATTTAAAATTTAAAAGAATATTTAAATTGTCTGGTAGATATAAACTAAGTGATAATTTTGACATAGGATTTTATGATGATCTGGGAGAGAAGTTTTGTTTTAAAACTAGAGAAAAAGATTATAACAATAATTTTTTCTTTCATACTAGAATGTGGTCTGTGGACGGAAATTTGATAGAAGATATGAAGGAGATAATTCAAAAATCATTTAAAATGCACATATCAAATTTAGATAAAAATTTAACAATTGAAAATTGCATATATAAAAATATGAACTTTTCAAAACTTGTAGAAGTAGGAACCATTTATTGCGAAGGATACATCGCACCATGGAACAAACTAATACAAGATTAGAATCATCATATAATAAACAAAGAGAGTCTTTAATATGAAAAAAATCTTAATTATGGGTCTTCCAGGTTCTGGAAAAACTTACTTTGCAGAGAGACTAAAGACATATCTCGAAAGCAATGGAACAATTCAGAACGTGTCAAGTGCTAGATTATCACTACTAGAATCAGCACCAAATCAAAACCCAGTTCAGGTTCAGTGGTTTAATGCTGATGAAGTCAGAAAAAAATACAACGATTGGGACTTCAGTAGAGAAGGAAGAATTCGTCAGAGTATTCGCATGGCAGAGTTTGCAATGTCATGCTCTGCTGACTATGTGATATGTGATTTTGTTGCGCCGTTAGTTGAAATGCGAAACAATTTCAAAGCAGACTGGACCATTTGGATGGACACCATTGATGCTGGTAGATATGAAGACACGAACAAAGCTTTCATTTCACCAGAAATCTATGACTTCAGAATCACTGAACAGAATGCCGATAAGTGGGTTCCTTTTGTTGGAGAAAAAATTCTATCGAACACTCGCAGACCAACCTTTAATTGGCAAAAAGAAACTGTTCAAATGCTTGGAAGATGGCAACCATGGCACGAAGGTCATCGTGCGTTGTTTGAAAGAGCATTAGCAAAAACAGGTCAAGTTGTCATTCAAATTCGTGACTGTCAAGGCTGGCAAGGAACGAATCCATTTGCAATTGAGCAAGTCAAAAACTTCATTCGAAGAGATCTAGATCCTCTGTATCAAGGTCAATATGAGATTCAAGTTGTGCCAAATATCGTAAACATCACATATGGGCGTGATGTTGGGTACAAGATTGAGCAAGAAGTCTTTGATGATAAGATTCACAGCATTTCCGCAACCAAAATACGAAAGCAGATGGGACTATAACTAGAATTTCCTCCAATTATAAATAGTATAAAAATGGAGGAAATTCTCAATGAGTTCATCAAAGCCCGCCACGAGGGAAGAGTTTAAAGACTATTGCTTAAGACGTTTAGGTGCACCTCTACTTGAAATCAACGTTGCAGATGAACAAGTAGAGGATGCAGTAGACGACGCTTTGGCGTACTATCACGATTATCATTTTGATGGCACTCAAAAAGTATATCTAGCGCATCAAGTCACACAAACTGACGTAGAAAACAAATATCTTTCCATTTCTGAAGACATTATTGGCGTTATCAACATATTTGATATTGGTAACAGCTATTCCACAAATAATCTTTTCAATATTCGTTATCAAATTGCGCTAAACGATCTATTCGCGTTCAACTACGGACCATTTGCACCATACTACATGGCGCTTCAGAATGTTGCACTAGCCGAAGAGATGTTCGTAGGCAAACAACCTCTCAGATTCAATAGACACACCGACAAACTTTACATCGACATGGCATGGGGTGAAAAGATTGTCGTCGGCGAATATATCATCGTTGAAGCATATCAAATTGTAGATCCAGAAACTTATGCCGATGTTTGGAATGATCGCTGGCTAAAAAGATATTGCACTGCATTGATCAAGAAGCAATGGGGAACTAATCTCAAAAAATTCGAAGGCATCGCAATGCCAGGCGGCGTTACATTCAATGGACAGAAAATCTACGATGAGGCAGACGAAGAATTAGCAAAACTTGAAGAAGAAATGATTTCTTCATATTCATTACCCGTATCTGATATGGTGGGCTAAATGGCCCGTAATAGATTTTTTAATCAATATACACCAGTAAGACAAGAACAAAATCTTGTCGAAGATTTGATTATAGAAGCCATAAAGATATATGGTGTTCAAGCATATTATTTGCCAAGAACTCATGTCAATCTTGATACTCTATATGCCGAAGACGCATCAATGCTTTTCGATGATGCTATTGAGCTAGAGTTATACATCAAAACATTCGACGGATTTATAGGACAAGAAGATTTTCTTTCTAAGTTTGGTCTTCAAATTGACGAATCGATCAACTTTGTGGTTGCCCAAAAAAGATTTTTGCAGTCACTTAAAACTGGATTATTGACAGAATACTCTTACAATCTCTTACAAGAAGATGGCAATGAGCTTCTCAATGAGATAACATACGATTATGATGCGATCATAAGACCAAGAGAAGGCGATTTGATTTGGTTGCCGATGGCAAAGTATATGTATGAGATCAAGTTTACAGAAAACATAGAAAACTTTTTTCAACTAGGAAAACTTTACACATTTGAGCTAAGATGCGAACGCTATCGCTATTCTAACGAAAGAATTGACACCGACATCGAAGAAATTGATAATGTTGAAGAAATATTCAGTCAATCTACAGAATTCATCACCAAAGCACTTCTTGAAGATGATAATTTATTGTTGCTTCAGGATGGCACTTACCTGGTGGAAGAAGGTGTACACATTCAAGAAAAAGATACTACCGCAGAGAACGAATACTTGACGGACAAGATTCAAGATGATGATGTTCTCGATTTCACAGAATACAATCCGTTTGCCGCGGTAAGGGAGTTCTAATATGATGTTCGGGCACGATTTTTACCACGGAACAATCAGACGATATGTTATCATGTTTGGTAATCTATTCAATGAAATACAGATTAAAAGGTTTGACAGCAACGGAATAAAAATACAGACGGTGAATGTTCCGATTGCATACGGTCCAAAGCAAAGATTCATCGCTAGAGTAACTGCCGATCCGACATTGAACAGAGCAACTTCAATTACTTTGCCAAGACTTGGATTTTCAATGGACAGCATGAGCTATAACCCAGCACGTAAATTAAACTCTGGACATAAGTTTGTAAGAGGCGTAAATACTGGTGGACTAGATTTTGCTGGAATGTACGCGCCTGTCCCATACGACTTTTCCTTTTCTCTTAATTTGTTTACCAAGAATGCAGAAGACGGAATTCAAGTAATAGAACAAATTCTACCATTCTTTACTCCAGACTTTACCGTCACGATGAAAGCTTTGCCAGAATTGAATGTCAATCTAGACATTCCAATTGAGCTTTTATCAGTAACATCAGACGATTCATATGAAGGTGGATTTGATGATCAAAGAGTTTTGACTTGGGACTTAGACTTTGTAGTAAAGGGATACCTGTTTGGTCCAGTAACTAAGAATAAGTATATTACAACCGCGAAGATAAGCCACTTTGATGGTCTTGAGGCAACAACTCCAGAAGCAATTCAAGTGTTTACTGGAAATTCGGAATTTAAAATAGAAGAAACTACAACATGAAAAAGACTGTAGATGAAAAACTAAATGACATTTTACAAATTGAACCGACAGTTCAGCTTTTACCTGCAATTCAAAAAGATGAAGACACTGCCGTTCAAGATGACTATGAGTACGCGAGAAATAATTTGAGAGGTCTTATTGAAAACGGAAAGGTTGCAATGGAGAATATTATCTTTTTGGCAAAAGAAGGTGAATCTCCAAGAGCATATGAGGTCGTTGGTCAACTGATCAAAACGCTGGCTGAGACAAATAAAGACTTGCTTGATCTTGCTAAGAAATCAAAAGAGCTTAGAACAGAAGAAAAATCTCAGCCAACTCAAGTCAATAATAATCTATTTGTCGGCAGTACAGCAGAATTACAAAAACTATTGAAAAAGAATGACAACTAAAAATTATCTCGGTAATGCTAATCTAAAGGCGATTAATGTTAGATTATCATACACACTTGATCAAATTGAAGAATATAGAAAATGTGCTGAAGATCCAATCTATTTTATAGAAACATACTGTAAGATTGTAACTCTAGATCACGGACTACAGCCATTCAAACTTTACGATTGTCAAAAGAAAAAAGTCAGAGTAATACACGAAAACCGTAAAGTTATTTTGATGGAAGGTCGCCAGCAAGGAAAGACCACGACTTCAGCCGCATACATTCTTTGGTACACCCTCTTTCAAGAAAGCAAAACAGTTGCGATTCTAGCAAATAAAGCAACTGCGGCACGAGAAGTGTTATATCGCTATCAGTTAATGTATGAAAATTTACCGATGTGGCTTCAGCAAGGCGTCACTACTTGGAACAAGGGTGATATTGCTTTAGAGAACGGATCAATCGTCTTTACTGCGGCAACTTCTAGACAAGGCATTCGAGGTAAATCGGTAAACTTACTATATGTTGATGAGACTGCAATCATACCGAATAATCTAGCGGAAGAATTCTTCACCGCAGTTTACCCGACGATCTCAGCAGGTGAAACGACAAAGATTCTACTGTCATCTACACCATTGGGATATAATCATTTCTGGAAGTTTTGGAATGATGCACAGCACGACAGAAACGGATTTGTGCCATTGTTCATACCGTATTGGGAGATTCCAGGAAGAGATGAGTCTTGGGCTGAAGAGCAAAGAAGACTTTTGGGGGAACTCAGATTCAATCAAGAGGTTCTTTGTAATTTCTTGGGTTCAAGCTTAACATTGATTGCCGCAGATACGATTGGGCAACTATCTCCTGATGAACCAATCTATAGTAAAGACGGTCTTGATGTCTATGAAAAAGCCGAGAAAGACAGAATCTATGTAATAGTAGCAGACACTGCCAAAGGTGTTGATGGCGACTATTCAGCATTCAACATCATAGATGTATCTCAAATGCCATATAAGCAGGTTGGAAAATTTAGAGATAATAAAATAAGCCCATTGCTCTATCCGTCGATAATATACAAAGTGGCAAAAGAATTTAATGAAGCGTATGTGTTAATTGAAATTAACAGTTCTGAGCAGGTTGCTGAAATTCTTTACAATGAGTATGAGTATGAAAACATCATTTTTGTGAATAGAACGACAAACGGGCAAGTGGTTTCTGGTGGTTTCGGAGGCGGAAAAAGTCAATTAGGAGTTATTACCGACAAAAAAATCAAAAGAATCGGATGTTCAAACTTTAAATCATTGTTGGAAGGCAAAAAACTTCTGATTAGAGATGCTGATACTATATCAGAAATTTCCACTTTCATACAAAAGAAAAACAGTTATTCTGCCGATGAGGGGTATCATGATGATTTAGTTATGCCACTTGTCTTATTTTCATGGCTGACCACTAATCCATACTTCAAAGATCTAACAAACATAAATATAAGAAGAGAATTGTACGAAAAAAGAATACAAGACATCGAACAAGAATTAACTCCTTTTGGTATAATATCAACTGGACACGATGAGGAAACTTTCACTGATGCTTCAGGACAAGTCTGGCAAAAAGATCAAGATCTTGTTTTTTATAAATAAAAAAGAATAATAATGATTGAAATAATTTTTGAAGCATATAACATATAAATCAAGGAGAAGGAAATGGCAATCAATTTAATCTCACCAGGTATCAGAGTAACAGAAACTGATCAAGTGGCATCAGTTCAAGTTGCAGGAACTACGACTGGTGGTTTTGCAGGTATGTTTACTTGGGGTCCAGTTGAGCAGGCGGTTCTAGTTTCAAGCGAAGGCGAGTTGGTTGAGGCATTTGGTGCTCCAAATTCAACAAACGCAGTAGATTTCCTAAGCGCCGCAAACTTCCTAGCTTATGGCTCATCACTTCAGGTGGTTCGCGCCGCAAATACAACTGGCGCCCTTAACGCTACAGCAGAAGATACAACTGGCGGCGGTGGTGCTGGAACAGGTCTTTCAGTCAAGAACGATGCCGCATACGAATCATATGTCGGCGGTTCTGGAGACGTAGGTCCTTGGATTGCAAAATATCCAGGCGCAATTGGAAACTCAATTAAAGTTTCTACTTGCCCAAGTTCAGCCGCATGGCAGTCAACACTCACTGGAACATATGATGTTGCAGTTGGAAGCACAACGGTTGTCGGAACAGCTTCTGCCGCAAACACGGAATTGACAGTTGGCGACGTTGTTGTGATTGCTGGACGTTCAATCAAAGTTGCATCAATCACAAACGCAACACACTTCACACTAGAGTCAAAGCACCTCACTGGTGCAACTGGTGCAACAGTAACAAGAAGATGGGAGTTCTTCGGCAATTTCGATCAAGCTCCAGGCACATCCGCTTATGTTTCATCAAAAGGTGGTTCTGGTGACGAAATGCACGTTGCAGTAGTTGATGAAGACGGTCTAATCACTGGAACACCAGGAACTCTTCTAGAGAAATTCCAGGCAGTTTCAAAGGCTTCAGATGCCAAGAACGCTAATGGCGGCAACAATTACTACAAAACTCTAATCAATGACACCGCAAGATACATCAGATGGATGGATCACGATGCCGCTGGTTCAAATTGGGGTAATGCCGCAAGTTCAACAACATTCACCGCAGTCACATCAGTTCTAAATTATAGCCTTGCTGGTGGTGCAGATGGCGCCGCTCCAACAGACGGTGAAGTTATCACAGCACTTGGTCTATTCGAGAACAAAGCAAATCTTGCAATCTCCGTAATGCCAATGGGCGAGGCCTCAGCAACAGTAATCAACTACGCTATCGGTGTTGCA